ATGACAAAGAAAAAAGCATACAAACCCGGTTCCGCAACCATTGCGCAAAATAAACGTGCCCGCCATGAATACTTCATTGAAGAGGAATTCGAAGCGGGTCTTGCATTGCAAGGTTGGGAAGTAAAATCACTGCGTGCGGGCAAAGCTAACATCAGTGACAGCTATGTTATGTTTAAAAACGGTGAGGCATTCTTGTTTGGTGCCACTATTACGCCGTTGAACGTGGCGTCGACTCATGTTGTCTGCGAGCCAATGCGTACTCGTAAACTGCTACTAAACAAGCGCGAATTGGACTCCCTGTTTGGGCGGGTCAATCGTGAAGGTTATACTGTGGTCGCACTCTCCATGTATTGGAAAAATGCATGGACGAAGATTAAAATCGGTGTGGCCAAAGGTAAGAAAGACAACGACAAACGCGATGATATTCGTGATCGCGAGTGGAAGTTGGACAAAGCGCGCATCATGAAGCACGCAAATCGTTAAGTCACTGGCTTAGCAGGACATAGTTCTGTTATACTAGCGAAGTTCTTTGGGGCTGATTCTGGATTCGACGGGATTCGCGAAACCCAAGGTGCATGCCGAGGTGCGGTGGCCTCGTAAAAAACCGCAAAAAAATAGTCGCAAACGACGAAAACTACGCACTAGCAGCTTAATACCCTGCTTAGAGCCCTCTCTCCCTAGCCTCCGCTCTTAGGACGGGGATCAAGAGAGGTCAAACCTAAAAGAGCTCGTGTGGAAACCTTGCCTGGGGTGGAAGCATTAAAACTAATCAGGATAGTTTGTCAGTAGCGTGTCCATCCGCAGCTGGCCGGCGAATGTAATGATTGGACTAAGCATGTAGTGCCGACGGTGTAGTAATTTCGGACGGGGGTTCAAATCCCCCCAGCTCCACCACTTTTGATAGGACAGTGACCGGACAGTATCATATAAACCAGTAACTTATGATAAATGACCGGACGAAGCACTGACCTAGTTTAGACCAAAAAGGATACGCAAAAGATACGCGGCTCCTTTGAAGATTAAAAAGCCTCTGCTAACCCAGAGGTTTTTTTTCGCCTATAGAACGCCGTCATGGGGTGTCGGGGGTCGGAGGTTCAAATCCTCTCATGCCGACCAAATATCCCAAAGAAAACCAATCCGTTAGGGTTGGTTTTCTTTGGGATATTTGGCGATGGTAAAACAATGGTAAGAGAATGGTAAAACTCCGTCTATATTTGGTCGCTATGGCTCAATATGTCTATTCAGTGTTGAGCCTATGTATAGTGACTCTGCACATACCTGCACAATCGTGAAATATCAGCTATTTAACACAACCCTCAAAAATGCAACTACGCACAAATCTACACATATATGAAAATGTTTTGCCCCATTTGTGCCTAGAATAGACCGAGCAATTAAGCCCGGCTTTGTATTTTATAAACCTGATAAATTTCAACGATCGTTTTAAACGATCAATCTTTCATTATTGATCTGTGTAATCAATTTGAATGTTTACTGATCAACTCATAACCTATCGCCACCCCACCAAAGGACACATACTCATGAAATGGAACATTATCTCTGGAAATGAAGAGAGCTTTACTGGCGCACCTGAGTGGGCCTCAAAGAAAGTAATAATCGATGGCGATATGATGTGGTGGGATGGCGCTTCAAGATTTGAACCAATACCAGGATCTATTGCTACCTGTCAGTTTGAGTATGAAGAGGAATTTACACTTATTGCTGAAAGGAAACTTGATTGATTTATTACTCTGGTGCTACAGGCCACTCAATATCCGGCGCAGCACTCACATCAATATTTTTCAACGCGATTCGATATTGCTTCCATGCTTTTAGATCAGAACGTAGTTTGTTTGGAACTGCATTGTCACTATCTTCCAAGATTTCTATCTCGTCAGATATAGCGGCTATCATGTCCGATGCGTGAGACATCAGGTACGTTTTTTCTGTGTTGGCAGCTGCAATAAGTGACTCTTTTACGCTCTCGATATCTTCAGCGGATGGTCCGCTTGTTTCTACCCATTTACCGCCTGTCCATTCGCCCGTTTCGGGGTTGCGTGACCCATTTTGATATTGGGCTTTGTAATAGCCATCACCGACAAGATCGGCTGTCCAGTTATCTGGCAAGTTACCCTCAACGTGGTCAACAATAAAAAAACCTTTTTCATCTAATTGGTTTAGTTTCATACTTTTCCCCTATATTATTCAAAAGGCACCAAGAAAGTACCGGAAACCTCACCCGCACCACTTAGCGACCCAACTAAAATTGCACCAGTGCCTCCTTGTATTAGAAATCGCATTGGATAAAGTCCAGACGGTGCATCACGTTGCCCAAAAGGCAAAACAGAATTATTATTTATGGGCCTATAACCAACCGGCAAGGTTGCTACAGTGGAACCATTTGCGGCACCTGCCGCAGATAAGTTAAATTTAATTTGTAGCATACCAAGGACTTTTCTGTAGGTTACACCGCCAGTCCAACCGCTACCTATTGTTAAACTTAACCATGGGGTATTTTTCACCTCACTTTCGTTGAAAGCGTTAGTAACTATCCCAAGCGCGGATTGAGCACTGGTGAGAGTGTTAGACCCAGTACCCCCACCAGTGATTGGTACTGGATTGGCCGAGGTTAGTTCTTCCCTTACAGTAAATACCCTAGATCCTTTTGCTCCTACAGACAGAATTTTATAAACTTTGAAATTAGAAGCCAGCGTCGTATCTGAAACCAATGTTAATCCCATACGAGTTGAGTTACTGGATATATAATCGACGGTTATGCTGACCCCTGTTCCCGCATTATAGCTAACACCAACCGGAGTGTTAGTCCAGACGTCATTAGAGCCAATGTAGTTAGCTCCCGTCAGAAAATCCTGCTGTTGCCAATCCAGAGAAGTTAAACCAACCAGCGTCGGTAACCCAATCCCCATACCAGATAATTGAGACTGGTTAACTTTATTACTTAAATCTTGCGATATTTTAGCAAGCGACGGAATAACCACCGTTGAACCATCAGGCGCAATAATAGTGACATCGCCAGTGCCTGTTGTTATTAATTGCCAGTCCTCAAGCAAACCTTGGTATAAAGCTAATTGAACAGCCGTACGCCGCGCCAAATCAGACATAGAATTTGATACGGTTGTTACTATCGCATAATCTGAATTAGTAATAGATGAAGCCATATTACTTACTGTTCTTATTTTTGTGTCACTATCAACAGCTAATATTTCATATATAACAACCTGCCCCGCACCGGGAACAAGAATCATCTGCCCCGGTGCAATCCCAAATATTGGATTACTCCACAATGTTCCTGTGCCGGTAATAACATTTGTTCCGGCTACGGACGTGACTTTACCTGCCTTATACCAAGACATAATTGTATTCCTATTGATTTTAAAAGTAAGTGTCTGTATTCAATATGGGTAAAGCCAGTGGGCTATTACCATATTTATTGTCATTAATCGGTACGCTATTTACATAAGCGCCTTGTCCAGCTGTGATGCTAGAACCCGACATCCGCATAGCAGTGCGATACCAACCTCTGTAGCCTCCACTTTGCTCATTCCCCGCAGGGAGCCCCCCAAGGCTGGGTAAGGGGATCATGGGTCTGGCTATTCCGGTGTCCACCCACGCGTTAGGCGTAGAACTCAATTGAGTTGTATTAGCCAATATTAAAGGTGGGTATCGAGATGAGAACGTACATTGTCCTGATGTATTGAATATAGCAAGGCCAGCAGTGCCGGGGCTTGGTGGTTCGGGGAAGAAACCCGTGGTAAAAATGCAAACATTCGCAACAACAGATCCATTGCCTGTTGAACCTGTAGAGTTTATAGCAAAGCAGTGGATATTCTTACTTGGGGCGTCATACAATAACGACACATTAGGATCGGTCCAATTAGCAAAGACGATGGCATTTTCACGGTTTGGTATACCAGCTGGAACTTGCCAATCTGACGATATAGTTACCTGCCCCCTCCATGTGCAAAAACCCAATACCGAAGCATCAGATATAGCCATGAAATTAGCTGAATTTTGTAAAAATAACCCATATGTACCAAATGCGGGTGAGTTTGGAATTTCAAAAGCTGAAAATGTCGCCCACCCCATATTATTATTTGAAGTGGTAAAGGTGATGCGATTACCATTCATTGAATACCCGGTGACATACCACGCATACGCGCTCGCCGACCCAACAGGGGTGGAAACGCCCCCAAACGAAGTAGGCACTAAATATAACTGCCCTCCCGTATAACCATTCAGAACAACGGATGGCGGGTTGCCTGTTCCTAATGTGTCGTAGTTCCCTAGAAATCTAAGTAATCGTGTCCCAGATGTCATATAGACACCCTTTCCCCCATCACTGGGGGATACATATAAAATAGGCTCAGCCATTAGAAATACCCTAATATTATCGCCGCCTGACCATTAGCATGGTACGTTCGTTGACCGCGATAATCTACTATTGTACGAATCCCATTAATCGTATTATCCATAGTTATATTACCCCTGATATTTACACTATTAAATTCAGCATTGCCATTTTTAAAATCTAGCTTTAGACCAGACAATCCTTGAGCATAATTATCTGATTCAAGGGTGTCTGTTATTTTTCCTCGCCCAATTGATGCCTTTGCAATAAATGCGTCATTCATGAATACTTGACCATTTACCACTGCAAAAGGCGAAAATAAATTACCTGCTGGGCCGGAGAGTAATATAAATTGATCGGCAGTAAAGCCAATTGAGGATTTAGCTACACCATTAATAAACTCAGCACCGATTACCATGCCAGCACTGACAAATTGACCGTTATAATTTAGTCCCGCTCTCAAGCTGTATGTTGCACTAGCGCCATCGGCATCAACAACGGCAGTCATTTTCTGGTCAATAGCAGCCGTTTGATCTTCAAAAGTCGCGGTTACCAATGTTTCAAACTCAGCAAATGCCCGTTCAGCATCGGCAACCGTGGTCGTTAAGTGGATAACATCGGCCCTATTCTCTCCGTATTGCGCCCATTGATGCACGATACCAGCATTATTCGCCACAGCATTTTCAAGTATCGCCTCTGCATTCATAAAATCATTATCAAATAACTGCTTCCCTGCCTCTGTATTATTAATGAAATCATCACCAATCGCTTCGAGAATAGCGCTTGTGTCTGTACTGGACATGCCACGGACCCAATCAATCCACGGTGACTGATTGCCAGATTTATCCACTATCCGCGCACGGAACCAGAAGACTTGCCCTGCTCTTAAGCCTTGCATCGTGTAGTTCCGTTGCGGGTGCGGCACATCACTCAGCAGCATCGCATCAGTACCATCCGCAGACAGGCTATATTCAATCTCGGTTTTTAGCGCATCTTCAGCCCCTTCTGGATAACCCCAGTTCAGGGTGATACCGAAGAGAATGCCGGTGGCTGCGAAACCCACTGGCATTGGAGGGTTTCCCTCTTTACCGTTTAAGGCTGTTTCAGTGGCGTTGGCCCAGATACTTGATATCTCAGCCGCATTGATAGCCCTGACTCTGCACTGATAGCGCCCGGCGTAAATGCCCGTAACATCAAAGCTACGTGTAGACGTGCGCGGGACGGCGATCCAGTTGCCATTATCGCGCCGCCACTCGGCCTCGTAAGCAATTGCACTTTCAGCGGCATCCCATTCTACATGCAAGGTGGTGACAGCAAGCCCTTGGGCTATTGCAGAAAAACTGGTTATTTCAATGTTTTTTGGTGGCGGCTGAACACCAGGTGGGATTACGCTAATCGGGCGATCTTCAATAATTGCGCCGCTTTCTATCTTGGCCCATTTATTTTCATCGTACTCAATAGCATTAATTTCATAGGCTATTTCCTTCTCTGTTGATGCGTCCTTGATGCCAACAACGCGATAGAGCTGTACTGCCAGATCATCGGCATCAACACTCCAAGCACATTCAGCGGCAGGTAATTCACTGTATGCAACACTAACAGTGACCACTTTATCATTCACTGATTGCACCGTTCTTGCCTGCGCCACCCCACTCGGAAGGTTAACAATAAGGCGATCCCCTGGCTTTGCATCAGGTTTGCGATCAAGGGTAACATTGCGACCGACTGCGCTACTTATACGCCCTCCAAGCACTCGCCCAGCCAATAGCTGATCGGCAACCCCAACAACCCAACCAGGCAAGGGAATGCGGCCCTCAAGCCCCACTGTGAACGAAACCGCCCTATCCTTTTCATTGGTATAAAGAACCCACTTACCTCGGCGGATAGCCTCACTGCGCCGAGTACAGCCTATGGCCGTTATGTCAGCATTTAAAGTGCCGTAACGCCTAACCAGGGACCGAACGACGACAGGTTCAATATCATCCTGATAGCGATTATCAGGATTTGAATATGACACCATAGCCTGGCTGTAATGGGTTCGCTCACTGGCCGAGCTATACTGAAAACCATCTTTCACATTAGCGCGAGAGTAAACCATATCAACTGGACGGCTCATATCGGCCAGCGCCCTGATCTCGCCGCCAGCCCAATAGAACATGCCAGAAAATATACTAATGATGTCACTCAGAACGTTAATTGCATCTTCTTGCCCTTGGATATAAACATCACATAGGTGGCGAGGCTCGGTACCGCCGCGACCGTCAGGGACAAGCTGATCACAATATTTTGCTATCTCGTACAATTCCCATTTTGAGGTTGAGAGATTATTTGCCTTAATCCATTGGCCCAGCCCATATTCCTCATTAATGCAGAGGTCATAGAAAATCCAGGCTGGGTTATTGGTCCATGCCCATTTAAATGTGCCATCCCAAACACCGGAATAAGTTCTGTTAATAGGATCATAATTTGATGGGACGCGAATTATGTCCATTTTTGGTTTGCACGTTATTGTCGGGATGTTCTGGAACTGTTTTGCATCAAACTGGATATACAGCAACGCCAGATTCGGGTAGCGCAATTTTGCGTCAACAATTTCGACGACGGCATCAACTAGCATCCGATCGGCAACCCGGGCTGTATTTGTAGTATTTGGTGTTATCCTCCGAACGCGGATCTGCCAACCCTCTGTTGACGCGGGCAAATCAATACGGTGAGAGCGTGGGTACCCCGTTGTTGATTTACCATCGACCGCAGACCGTAAAACCTCATTGTAAGCCCCGCCACCGGTTGCTAAATCAATCGCGTACTCCACTCGATATCCAACAACATCGCCATTATCGAGCTGTTGCTGCAATGCCGGCCATGACAGGCGAACACGCACGGCAGAGAGATCAGTATTGGTGATTGCCTTAACCCACGGAGTTTCATATTTCAGCTCAACGCCCACAGCAATGTCATTCTGAACATCTGGCATTCCCTGAATATAAGTTTGATGCTGGGTTCCAGGGCGAAACTCCCACTGCACACCGGGAAAATTGACACTGCCGTCCGCATTGCCGATTGGCGTCCCATCCAGAAAAATACGAGTATTATCCAGCCCACCAACCCACTCACCATGGCCCAATACCAGCAGCATCTTTGCAAATGAAGTAGCAATTAATGAATCCGGTGATTCAATGGGAGTGTGACTGTCTGAACCACCCGCCTTTTTACCCACAATTGCCGACATACTATTCTCCAGGCGAAAAAAAACCGCCCGAAGGCGGTTCAATATTAAAGTTAGTAGTTACATCTGATCTTCGGTATAGATACCGGCTGAAATAATGGCACCGCCGATAATTCGCTCACCGTAACCGATGGGGATAGGGTTTCCCTGCGCCACTGTATTCACAGGCCCACCAAACGCATAGCTTGGGGTGTTCTCTGCTGATTGCCTTGACGCAAGTCCGCCCTGTTGCGGTGATAACATCTGTGCTACGCCGCCCAGCATCATTGATGCGCCAGACATGACCAACGGGACGCCCATCGGGGTAGCCCAAAGTATCGCTCCAACAACGACCAAAACAGCGCCAAGAATGGTTTGAAATATTCCAGCTTTTTTACTGCCGATAATAACCGGAACGATACGAATAGGAGCCTTTCCATTAAGCTCTAACTCATTTTCACCTATATTGCGCTTGCCATTAAAAACAGCAAATGTAAGCCCTCTTGATTCACTGTCTAATAGGAATTGCTTAAAACCTTTAATTTGTAACCTTAAGGCTTGTATTGCCTCTGCTGGGCTTGATACCTCCCAGTTATACACCCTGCCAAATTTCTTACCGAGAATTCCACTTAATTCTATTTTTCTACGCATTCTCATGCCCCATAAAGCAGAAAACCCGCCAGAGCGGGTCGTTGACAAAAATATCTCAATGGTTATCTTTCTGTATACTCAATATATACACTACCCTTATCTCTATTTTCCCCATATTTATTACCTTGATCTGACATTCCAAGGTAGATTTTTATAGTGTAATCATTGGCAATAAACTTTGACTGCCAAGAGCCACAATTTACATTTATAATACATGGGTAAAAATTGAATTTATCACTGGTTACATATTCACTGGTACTTATAGGGGGGCCATATTTTTCAATAAGTTTACTTTTTAGTGACTCATATTTAGCTATACCATTTGATTTATCACCCGATATGTCATAAGTATTGAATACTATCCTATTTAATTTTTTATTCTTAAAATAGTGCCGATAGAATCCGTCCCTAAAACCATTCTCAGGAACCGTCGATGTAAATGAGACGATAATTCCATTTTTTTCCTCTGACTCTGTATATATCGCAGAGCCTTTAGATTTTACAGAGTATGGCGTAATTCCCCAATGATAACCAAATGGAGCTTCTTTTTCCTCGTTACATCCAACCACACCTAAAATTAAAAATAAAAGAATAAAACCCCGCATGTTACGATTCTCCAATAATATTTAATTTCATCCGCCGATGAACTAAGCATTAACAATCATAACATCAGGGCTTTATGCCGCAACTTTACTGTAGTGCGATCTTGATAATACCCGCCAAATGGCACCCTCTTACTCATATGCCCGTACATGTGATGAATCATCATCCCATCGCCGATATAGATTGCTGCATGGTTCGGGACTGGGGCGCTTACTTGCATGATAATGACATCACCAGGCAATAACTCGCCGTCAATCTCCACAAACCCCGCGTTGCTATAATTATCCATGTACAAATTTTCGGTACCGGATTCCCACCAGCAGGGTGAGCGTTCAAAATTGGGAAGATCAATACCTCGTTCCAGCTTGTGCCAGTCGCGAATAATGCTGAAGCAGTCCCACACCCCATGCACGAACGGTCGCCCCTCGAGTGGTCGCGGCCCTATAACCGGCTCAACTATTCGTAAGTCACCTTCCGGCCAACTGACAATAACCCAGGGTAACTCGGACATGTCACACTGGGCATGATCAACATTGCTGGGCTGGGTTGTGGCATCAGGGTGACTGTGAACAATATGGGTGACACGCCCCCAGTCCTCGGAGTCGGCGTAATCTTCCGGGTGCAAAATGAAATTATCGCGTGGCTCAGTGGATTGATTGCGGCACGGAAAGTATTTTTCCGTTCGTCCATTGCGACAAATTAAGCCACAAGCCTCGCGGGGGTAGTCTTTTTCAGCATGCGCAAAAATCGCTGTCTGGGTTTTCTTCTGCATGCTTATCTCCTTAAGAGCGATGAACCTGGCTCAGCGCCATAAGGCAGAGGTTCAGCACCATGCCGTAGTTTGCAGGCCCGAAGTGATCCACTGCATTCATCACGACTCGGATCATCGGTTGGGTTATCATTTTCATCAAAATACAGCGATCCGGCATAATCACAGCCCCGCCCCGTTCGATACCAACCCCGCATACAATGACGGCAAACACTCCCCTGAATTTGCTCCCGAGGAATTTTGATACCCTGCATATTGTAAGGACCGGATAAATCGAACTGTATTCCGCCCAGGCCTTCACCTGCTTTGCGGTCGATGAAATAAACATACAATGTTTCATCATCCGGGCTGGCGGAGGGATTACCCTCTAAAAAATTACGCGCATCAAGATAGTGAGAGAAGGTTTTGTGTACCTGTACTTTCGCCTGAGCCAAATCCTGATAAGCGAGACACATTGCGCTGATCGTACCGTCAATATTTCCCACGCTAAGGGAGGGAGTCGGTGCAGTGCCGTCACCGGCGATTTCTATTCCGGTCAACTCCACTGGCCACGGCAAATACTCGACGCCTTGCCACCAGATAGATTTAACGGGCAGTTTGGTTATATCCCCATCTGCCGCACGCAGCTCTTGAGAGGTGTAAGGTATTTTATGATTATGAAAAAAGAGTTCAGGACCATTAAAAGCGGTGCAATCAACCGCATAAAGCCAAACCTCGTTGCCGGGGTCCAACGTTTGATAATCGTGTTTTATACCCATATTAAACCTTACGGATGATAAGCAATTTCGAGGGGGACATTGAGCTGAAACATCGGTTTACCGGCTGAGTTTTTACCTTTTGCTGTCGGGTCATATGCCTTGCAAACATAAAGGCCCAGCTCATTCATGGGGTTAGTCCATTCAAAAGCGGTATGTCCCTGATGTTCATCCAGAAAATCGAGGATTGGCTTTATGTAGTCCCAATCCCCAATAAACTGGAGCGTCCATTCCGTTGATTTGGTGTTTATCCCATCACCGGCACGCTGAATATACCCGTCACCAAACTGAATCTCTCGGGTTCGAAACTCGGTTTTTGCCGTAGCCTCTACCCGGGGGCAGAACGTGAATACCTTTATCACTATCTACCCCCTTGGATGGCTGTTGTAATAGCGCCTCGCTGACCTAAATCTTTTTGTATCAACTCTCTGTATTTATTTTCGACGAAACGGCCAATTTCACTGCCAAACTGCTCGTATCCAGATGAAGACTGTGAGCTGGTACCACTGTCATTTATCTCAATGTAAACCTGTGGCGCTCCGCCACCCGCAGTTGATGAAATCTCAGGTTGGCGGGTTGTTAAGGCACGAACACCTAGCGAACCATCGGCTGATCGAGTCAGTGGCATAATCGCCTCTGGCCCCGCTTCGCCCATGACGCCAGCCCCTTTCGCAAAAGCAAAGAACGTCGGTGAACTGACAACCTGCCCGCTATAGGCGCTCAAGCTTGGCGAGTCATAAACCCCCCCTTTGGCGTTAAATGACAAACCACTGTAAGCCCCCGTAGAAAAAGCACTGCTGGCCGTACCCACAGTCCCACTCGCGCCCCCCATAAACCCGCTCATTAGGCCGCCAGAAACACCGGTAATGGTCTGCATAATCGAACTGGTAATAAGGGCTTGCGCCGCCATATCAATAAGATTCTTGATAATCGATTGAGACAATGAAGCGAATAAATTCGACAACGCTTCTTTAGTCGTTTGAGTTTTATTCACTAAACCAGTCAGCATATTAGTGAGCCGGTCTTGCGAGTCCTGAAACAGATCAACGGCCATGCGTTGCAGGTCACCTTGCGAGGCGAATAATTGCAAAGATGCCTGATACTGCTGTTCGCGGGTTTCCGTCTCGGAAGCAATAATAAGCTGGTTTTTTCGCTGTTCGGTGATAACACCTGCCGCCGCATAAGTCTCAATAAGCGCCTGACGCTTTGCCAATTGGTTACTGAGGTTTTGCACCGGATCGACGTTACCGGCTAACTCATCATTGGCACTGACGGCGTAACGTTGGTTAGCGTCGGACAGCGCCGTCAGATAGTCCGTGTGGATCTGTTGTTTACGGCGGGAAAGTTCCTCGGCGCTTTGTATCTCACCCCCGGCAATCTGCCGTTGTAGCTGCTCCTGTGCCTGACGTTGTGACTCAGCTGCGCTGCGGTAAGGGTCTGACGCAATCGCAGCATTGTGATCTTCCCAACGCTGCTTTGACTCTGTGAGGGTTTTATTCAACCGTTCCAGTTCAGCGCGCTGACCATCAGTATATTTCGCGCCGGTTTCAATTGATGCGGCAAATAATGATGCAGCAGCCTCACCCTTCGCCAGTCGAACAGACTCAATCTGTATTTCTTTATTCAGATTGGCAATGGCTTGCTCATAGGCTTTGGTTGCACTTTCAGCCGTTTTTGTTGCACTGGCCGCTTTGCTTTTTGCCTGCTCATTCGCTTTGTTCTGCTCAGACTGATCGTAGTTTCTGAGTTCGCCGCTGACGAATTTCGATACCTCTTTCGGATCAGTAATTTTGAGCCGTTCAGCTTCCTGTCTGGCTATTTCTGTCGCCTGCGCCCTGCCCGACAATTTTAATATTGCCAGCTTATCGTCCTGCACCTTTTGCGCGTTTTTAAGCTCTTCACTGACAGGAAGAATCAGACTGGTTGAGTTAAAGGCGGTTTTGGCTTGGGTAGCAATATTCAGAGAACTGGTAAAATTAGCCATCATTCCGGCCGCAATCCCAACCTCGACATTTTCCAGCTTGAAAATTCCAACACCTTCTTTAAGCGTCCCATTCAACTGAGCGCTGAGAACATTCGCCCCATTGACCGCGCGGTTTTTATTGTCCTGCGCATCCGTCAGTTCTTTAAGTGCTATGGACTGATTGTTGTAGGCGGTATTCATCGCTTCAGTGGCTTGACGCCCTATCGCAGAATCTTCCCCCCATAACTCAATCTGTCGCCGGTGACGTTCGACAGCTTCTGTCGCTTTGTCGTAATTCTTTTGCGCATCAGCAACAACAGAAGAGAGCGCCGGTAATGAGTTATTCAGCTTGCCGATCTCAGCCGCTAACTGAACATTCCCCATTTCCCGCATTTTATCAATCAGTCCACCGACACCACCCGCTAGCTCTGTCGCTGAACGTTTGGCTTGTTCTGATTTTTCATAGAAATAATAAACTGCGCCAGCAGCCAACATAGCGGCCCCAACGGGACCACCAATTAAGCCCAGCGCCTTACTCGCCAATCCGGAGGCAACATTCAACCGTTTTTGCGCTTCGGAGAGGGCATCCGTTGCTGCCGCTTCTGCGCGGGATGCGGCGGCTACTGCAGCAGAGTTAACCGCCAGTTGGGCACGAATAACCGTACGAGCCTTTTCGGTTTGCGCCAACTGTAACTGAGCGACCAACGAACGCTGTGCGGCAACCGCCGATTCTCGCTCTGTCCGGATCTGTAACAATGACGCCTGAACGCCTTCAACCTGCGCCGCTGCCAGAGCGAGTTGTGATCGTGTTGTATTAATGACTTCTTTAGCGGCTGTCCTTACGCTATCAGCCATGCCACCAAAGTAACGCGCCAGTCCAAGCCCCACCAAGCCGGTACCGGCTGCAACCAGCACATCGATATTATCTGCCGCCGTGCCAATCACACCGGAGATCGCCGCCGTCACACCCATTGCACTATTGGCATCACCAATATAGGCTTTCCAATGGTTTGACAGCTTGGTGATGGCATCCCCGACAGTGGTCGGCATAGCCTCGGCAAGTTCGGCGTTACGGTCTTTTGCCGCTATCACCGCCTTGGAAAAGGTATCCATTGATAACTTTCCAGTCGCGCCAAGTTTTTTCACTTCAAGCTCAGTGGTCCCCAAATAACGGGCAATATCACCGATAACAGTTGGCATAATCTCCATGACGGCATGCCACTGATCACCCGCCACCTTGCCATTTACCATGGATTTAGACAGGGCATTAATCGCGCTCTCGCCTTTTTCAGCACTGGCGGCGTTAATGGTTAACGCACTGGAAATTGAATCAATAAAATCAATCGTACTGGCCGTGGAGAAACCCAGCTCTTTCATGGAGTTGGCACTGCGAATATACAGCTCAGATTGCTCTTCGATACTTTTATAAGTTCGGTCGCTGATCTCCATCAGGCGCTGCTGAACGCTGTTATATTCCTCCTGAGAACCAGTCGCCATTTTGATACGCGATGAGATCTGCCCGTATTGGTCAGCTGTAGTGATCAAACTGCCAACTGCAAAGGCTCCGGCAAACATGCCCACCATGCCACTAGCAGATTCTTTCACTGTGACCAGTTCGTTATTAAGTTCTGCTAATGCCCGTTTGCTCTGGCGTGTCGCCGCTTCTGCCTTGCGCGAGCCTCCTTCTATCGTCTTATAATATTCAGATCCCAAACGAGAGGCTTTTGCAATCTCGGTTTGAAATGAACTTGAATTAGCCGACAGGTTGACGATCAGATCACCCAGAACTGTCATAGTTCCTCCCAGAAACCCGCCGAAGCGGGTGAATTACTCAGCCAACTGACCTAAAAACGCTTCAAGTTCTGATCCGTCATCGTTTTCCGACTCACCCCAGCCCAACAAAACATCTTCAATGCTGAGCGGGTTCTTCCCCCCTTGTGCGTTATAGGTCGCTGCCGTGATTTGTGCTGCTTGAAAGTCGCCCCGTTCATCACCGATGGGGCTAATACGGTCATATGCAGCCCATAAGCGAAGTTCGCTCATACCAATTGTTTGCTTGAGTTCACCCAGCGTCCTGCCCAAACGCAGTGCGAGTTTCATCATGAATTGGGTACCGGGTTCTATAACTTTTTTTCAGCATCCTCTGGAGACGTTGCCAGCCCCATTGCGATCCTAAGAAGACGGGCATGCACCGGACCATAAAATGAAATGACTTTTTCCAATTCATTCACTGCAAAAACCGGTTGCAGATCTTCGTCTAATAGAACATCAATGAACATCACCGCATCGGCACGGATATTGCGCTGAGTTTCCTCTGAGATGGAAAGTTGAACTTCACTTTCCCCTGCTTTTGTTTCCGGTGATGCCATAATCTCGCGCCACCGCCCCCAGCCCTCTAAAGAGGGTTCTCGTAGCACAACGCTTGCTCCATCCCACTCGCTGACGGGTACACTTTTAGTGCGAAATCCAGCATGTGCCGAAGACACCAGTGATTTGAGATCAAATTTCTTTTTGGCTGACATGTTTTAGCACCCTCTTATTAAACGGTGACGTTAGCTGTGTAAGTGGCGGTTTTGCCGCCATCGGAAGTCGTCACTGTAATATTGGCTGATCCCGCCGTTGTTCCAGAGGGTGCTGATACCGTTACCAACATACCCGTTGCCGTAGCTGTTACTCGGGCCGGAACGGATGAGAGTAGAGTGAAACCCTTGTTTGTGGCATTTGATGGAGAAATATTGACGTTAAATGTCGCTGTTCCACCGGCAACCACACTGCCACTGGTTGGGGTAAGCGTTAAGCCGGTGACAGGAACAATATCGGAGGCCATAATTCGAACAGGCTTACCGATGATACGTAGTGTGTAAGAAGAAGAAACCACACCGGAAGTCCCCGCACTCCAACTGTTTTGACGAACCTCGGCAAGATAGGCGAATCCATTACCTGACGGGAAGACAACTTTGATAGCGCGTCGCTCATTCGTTTCATAGGCTTCCATTAACGATTCCTGAGCCAATTCTCCAGCACTCCAGTTTCGGTTAATGCTCATTTCTGCAGGAGATGAAAGCCCATTAGTCATCTCTTTTTCGGTCGAGCAAAGTGTTGTAACTTCAATATCATCTTTCTGCCCCCCGGTGAAACTGAGTTCTTTTGTTGAGCATGATGCTGATAACCAAGTTGCATCTGCTGGGTTTGCTTCAGTCGCTGCCTCAGCAGAAACACTGAAAACTGTACCCTGCGTTTTTTCATAAATACTGGTCATATTTTGCTCCAGACATAAAAAACCCGCGCGGCGGCGGGTATGTACGATAAGAAAAGGCGTTATTTAAAATACGACAGCCTGTAAGTGATATCCGACGAACCCCACGTAATCGCTTCATCGTCGCGTTGATAGTCGTAGCCTAACGGGGAAAGACTTTCTATCTGTTCGTATAACGCTGGGATATCCCCCATCACGGGGTAAATGTTGTTTTCCATCCACTCATCCAGTGCTGAATCGGGGCTTTTTGCTTTTAAAAAAACCTCCACATGCAAAACTGAACGCCAGTGGTCGCCGTCGATATACTCCCCCGTTGACTCTGAATCAGTCAGATAAACGGCAACGGCCGGTAGGTCTGTGACATCAAGAAATACCGGCCTGCCGTCAAAAAAAGTGACATCTGGCGCGGTAATCGATGCTTTCAGTGCATCTAGTACGGCTTTACGTATTGCGGTATTTCTGTTCATCGTTTGATCACCAGTCGTAATTGATTACTCAACGCAGCCGCCAACTCTTTTGGCATATCACTCATCAGTAGGGATTTCGTTTGGTTGTGAAATGCCTGAGTGAGTGGTGCAGCCATTGGGATTTTGATGACTTCAATCGGATAACGCGCCTTTGACGTTCTACGCATCACTTGCCATCGCCCATTGCTGAGCTGTTGCACAAATCCCCCCGGAAAAGAGAATCGGCCCACTTTTAATACGCTGTCTGCACCACCTTTACTGTTACGACGAGATATCTGCAGGCGCACAGGGCCAAGATTGATAACAGGCAAATCTCCCCGCTTAACACGGATCGTCGCAATGGGGCGGCTCGGACTGGCTTTTTTCAGTCGGGTACGCCCTCGGACCAACTTTAACGGGACACGTGTACTCTTTGAGACTTGCGACGCACTGCGGCTAATGGCTCGACCGGCGACACGGTTCACCGCTTGCGAGGTGGCCCGAGGCACCGCCGTTTTACTGAGCGCGGAAAGGTTACTGATGAGCTGGTCTAAACCTTGAACGGTCATGGTACCTCCCGTTACTCCAACCAGATTTGGGGCTTTCCATTAAAAGACTGATGGCGGGTGACGATGTAGGATTGACCTTCCCAAGTCACCTGATCATTGCGGCGTGGGGAATAATCTAATGAGAAGATAACCAGCGAAATACCGTCCCCCGTCACCGGTCCCATTTCGGGGATGAGATGACTTTCAACGGCAATATACTCAACTTCATTGATGAGTACCGGTTTACCCATCCGTTCCACTGTCGCCAGATCCATTCTCACAACCAGCCGTTCAAAGGCGTTAGCCATTGATTTTTACCGCAATCACTGTCTCGCTAGCGGCAGCAGCAGCCCAGGCACAACCCGCCGCAACTGCGTCAGCAGACGCAAGTTGAACCTTACCCGCTTTCAGGAAAACCTTTTTCCCGGCTGGAATGACATCAGCAGCTAACTTAGGCAATAGAAAAACCCCTTCGGCCATGCCGTCGCCGGTGACTGTAGGGCTAATATCAACCAGCGCCACAGCAATAATATCGCCAATCACTACCGGATCGCCGCTTGAGATAATCTCCACACCCGAATTCGTGATTGGGATGGTCTTACCTTCCTGAATAAAATTAGTAGCCATAAAATCTCCATACAGCCCCGAAGGGCTGAATTTTAGGTATAAAAAAAGCCCTAACGGGCTGCAGAGAAACACGATCACAAAGGGTTATACGCCCGAGGATTTCACCAAACCACGATAATCAAGTGGTGCCACGCCCGCATCGATACGGACTTTTGTTGCAACACCATCGGTGCTAAAACCTTCTAGCTGATCGATATAGGGTTGATCAACGCCATTAAGGTATGCCACTTCGATAGTATCCGTGCCTTTTGCTGAGGCCAGATACCATTGAGTTTTGCTGGCATCATCTAAGCGAGGTTCACCCACGATGCTGGCAAAGTTTTGAATTGGGTTATTAATCCCAGAATTAACATCCGCGCCTTTCACACTCGCAGACTTGATTGTCTGGTTTGCGACCGTCTCCAGCGCAGTGGGAACCAGCAGGAAGGCAGGACGAATATTAAGCGTTCGCTCTGTGGTGGGTTCTTTCTGGGTCCGCATTAATTGACGAGCATTATCCAGATTGGTGACATCAATTGCACCTGTTGAGAGGTTTTTGTGATCGCTACTGAATAAGGCTTTTCCATCAGAAAGCTTTCCATTATTTGTAAGAATCGCATAAACCAAATCGCCAATGGTCGCTTTAGCGGCTCGTCCCATTTTCATCGGAACATCGGTTAGCTGACTCAAGTCGTCGTTAATAATTGCTTGGCGAGTAACAGAGAAAATCTCACCGTAAGTGGCCAGTGCAATCTGTTCGCCACGATCTGATGTGGTGACATATTTATACTCAGCTCCTTCCCGCACCTTACGCAGCGATGGGAACCCCCCCATTCCAACACGATGAGCAGTCTTAAAATCAGATAGTTGCCCTTTTTTCGTCCATTGTTCGAAGGTTTCTTCAGCCTCATCCCAGCCCTGTAGAAGTGACTTATTCGCCACATCCAACAGAATATGACCGAAATCAGATGTCGTATGAGTGAATGACATACCAATCATCTGCATAGGATTGTATGACGCAACACCGATCCCCCGCTCAGTCAGTGACATCCGAGCATATTCACGCAGCGTCATACCATTATAAACGTTGTCATTTTGACGATCTTCGAAACCGGCGCGTGACATTAACGCTTGGCGAATACCATCGCTGGTGAAATTACCATTACCGGCATAGATATGCAGACCTGCAGTTGGGGTTTTATTCGATGGCGTGGCATCTTTACCCATCAGTGCCAGCAGCTTTTCGCGGGACTGTTCCAACGTGCAATCCACATCTTCGACACACGCAGATTGTAATTCCTGATAGCGGCCACCGAACATCGCAAACAAATCTTTAATGCCGTTGATCCGCTGTTTTTGGGCCTCACGCTCCTGAGCACGAATAGCGTTGTCATCCAAAGACGCTGTAGGGACTACCGGTTGGGTGGGGGCGACTGGTTGTGTCGTGGTCGCTTTGGGTTTAATAATCATATTCTTCAGAGAAGCTGGCATAGACTCGAATTCCTCAATACGTTTTGAATTGATGCGGGCCATCGCCTGCATCGACGGGAGTAGTTGATCGGCAAAACCGTGTTCGACACATTCCTGAGCCGTTAGCCAGGTTTCTTCACCGAGCATAGCAGCCAGTTCATCCGGGGTTTTGCCGGTCTTTTGGGCATAGGAAGGAATAAGAACCCCTTCCACCTTATCGAGCAGATCGGCATAGTCGCGCATATCGTTAGCATCACCACCAGTAATGCCCCAAGGCTTATGGATCATCATCATCGCGTTTTCCGGCATGATGACGGGGTTACCGACCATGGCGATCACTGAGGCCATAGATGCGGCCAAACCGTCGATATAAACCGTTTTGCTGGCAGGATGAGTGTTCAGCAGGTTGTAAATGGCAATCCCCTCAAACACATCACCACCGGGAGAGTGGATGCGCAGGTTAATATGGTCGATATCACCCAATGCTTTCAGGCTGCTGGCAAACTGGCGGGCGGTAACCCCCCAATAACCGATCTCCTCGTAGATATAAATATCCGCGCTTTTTTCCCCACTGGCTTTCATACGGAACCAGCTTTTATCACCGCCAGACGCCTGCGGTGCCTTAATCAGTTTCTTTCTGCTGTTCTTGCTCACGGGCATCTCCTTTATCGTTAGCCGGATCAGTATCAAAAATCAGGTCCAGCTCGGTATTTTCGTCAATTTCCGCCTTACGACGGCGTTTTACATCCCCTGGGTTAGCGCCTCTCGCTCTGATCCAATCCGCTTCGGTTGCTGCGCCGCCTCGAATCAGGACTCGCCATGAATTAGCCTCTTTCAACGGATCAATCCACGGCATCACTGGCCCGCTGTAAACCGCATTCAGTAAGGTCTTTTGGTCAATATCGGGCGGGACATGGATAATGCCAGCCGCGATGGCCTGTTTCAGCCATTGGCGATACATCGGGCGAGTGACGGCAGCAATAAAAGCATCCTGCAAAATCCCATAACCTTCAAAAGACTCCACCAGCTCCTGTCGTTGGGCGCTGTAAGTACCATCATAATTACGGGAAATACTGGAATAGCTGCCACGACTCCCTGCCGCAACCGCCCTTAACTGCCCATTACGGAAATTTTCAAGGTTAGGATTCGGACGGTCTGACTTAATCATTCCGATTTCTTCACCGGGCTGAAGATCATCAAATAGCATGCCCGGCACAATATCTAGCTCTCGCTTATCATCGGCATTCGCGTCATCAAAACTCTGTCCATCCCCTTTCTTGATATACATGCCTAATGCCGCTGCGATACGGGCGGCGGTGAGTTCAGAATCTTCATACTCTTTGAGCGCACTCAACCGGATCAGAATGCCGGACAATAAGCTGTTACCCCGAACTTGATGCAGACGACGCATAAACTTCAGATGCACCATGTCCTCGGACAGAATTTCTTTTGTATTGCCCAGCGCAATACCTGTCGTGGAAAGGGATTTGTAGACGATATATTTTGTGGGTCGCCCCCAGCCATTGAGGTAAATGCCCTGACAAATATTTTTTTCGGGGGCATTGGATTCCAACGGAACAAAATCAGGCTCTAACGCTTCAATCCAGAAAGGAATACCGGCCGTGGCGGTCAAGCCTTGAGCCGTTCCACTCACGAGTTGTCCAAATACTTCACCATCACGTAACCACGTTCGAGCCATTAGGCGTTCAAGTACGGGGCGAGTAAATTGACCGGTCACATCCGGTGAAACGGACCACTCGGCCCATGCGGACCTGATTTGCTTCGCTAAATCATCCGCGATTAACCCAGTGAGGAGGATGGGCTGAGGATCGACAATAATACCCTTAGCCCCAATGATGCGCTCCTCCAGTTTATCCAGCAGCCCGATCACAAGATCATGGTTGTTGTCCAAATATCGGGCCTGCTCCCTCAAAGAGCGACCAGCCACTTGACTAAGTTGGTTAGCATTACGATTTTCACGTCTGGCGCGATGTGTGCGTGTCGGTAATACCGCTTCATAAGCACGGATCGCCACCCGAGATTTTAAACGGGCCGCTTTCCAGCTCGGGGAAAACAAACCAATCGCATCATCAATAATGCTCATTATGGAAACCTCGCCACTTTATACATAGGACGCCCGCGCCGCGCCGCAATCAGCAGCCGGAGTTCTCGTCGGTATGCCGCTAGCCCCTTTCGTATCTCACTCAGATTTTCCATCGACATTGACTGACCGTTAAAAGTGATGGATTTCCCTTCCAGCACAGCTATTTCAGCGGCAACATAACGCTGGATCATGTTTTCAATTTCTGCCTGATTCACACCCAGCCTCCTGAAGTTGATGATACCCATGCAGAGGTTTTTTCCTCTTGCGGGGCAAGTGATTTTTTAGGTTTTGGTGTCTTAGTTCGAGATGTTGTGGAGGTCGGTTTTTGAACGGGCGATAACGAGGAATGGGTATCAATAGGCCGCGCCCAAGGCGGCGGTTTTTCCCAGTTGATTTTCTCGTACCCCTTCAGTATCACTAACGCATGGGCATAGACCATTAAGTCAAATGCCTCATTTGCGCCCTTGCCCGGCTTCGTCCATTTACCGTCACTACCGCGTTCCTCGTAAGTCAACTCGTCATAGAACCACTCCCCCAGCCACGCCGGAAAATGCACGTAGTTAGCCCCCGGTGTTTCGCGCTGAAGCGCGTTGCTGATCCGGTCTTTTAATTGATTGGTCTGCAACAGATAAAGCGGCACAACTCCCCCCGCCTCAGCTCGCCGATTGGGGCGATCGGTATTGTCAGGGAGCGTTTTGGTGATCAGTTTGCTTCGCGTCGTACTGTCCCCTTTGAAAAGAAAAACACGTTTGTGGACACCATCGCGACGACATTGCCGCCAAAACTCGTAAGCGTTGCCGGTGACGCCATCTTCACCGCCTGAGTCAACCGCCATTGCCAGTACAGGCAATGAGACGCTAGGGTTGCTATGTAGCGGCCATTCCTTATCCAACACGTCGGAACGTAACAGGTCCCAATCCTCGAGATAACCAGCGGGATCAATCGGCAGACTTTCACCGTTCGGGCCGACACGCATTGATTGCTTAATGTTGTATCGGTCAACTATCCAGCGTTCGCCATGGGTGCCATAACCAACAACCTGAACAACGAAACGTCGATTTTTACCGCCCTGCACATCAATAGTGGCAACGAGGAAATGCACACCTTCCGGCACGGTACGCTTAGTCACGTCCTCTGCCCGAATCATCAGAGTTTCAGATTGTCGCTGCTCTACGCTGGAGCGGGGTAAGTAGGGAATACCACAGTCCGTATTCGTGACAGCTTTCAAGGTTTCTTCGCTGCCAGTAGCTTCAAATTCTTGCTCAGCAGTCAGAAGCCTGAATATCATTTGCGCCCAGGTCTGATAACCAGCAGCGGGGCCTTCCATCCAAAATGAAGCAATACGCGATTGTCGTGGAGTGCCGGTAATATCCCCATTAGGATCAGAGTGCTCTCCCTCTCGCAGCCAAATACCCTTTTTGTTTAACTCATCTTTTAAGTCTGAGGTGATGACGCCCTGACAAGATGGGCAAACCAAATGTGCATCTCGGCTGGCCTGTATAGGGTCTGGCACATCACGATACCCACTCATCGCTTGCATGCAAGGCTGAAAATATTCGCCACAATGCGGGCATGGCCAGTACCAGCGCCGTCTGTCTCCACGGTTATACAACGAAAGAATGCCAGTGGCTGGGGGGGCTTCATGGGGAGATGTTCGCCGCCATTTAGTATCGCGAACATCCCTGCCTGGTGAACTTTCCACCAGCGTCATACCGGAACTCATAAATGTGGTGGTACGCTTTGAGGCCAGTGTAAAACCATCGCCTTCCCCGCCAATATCTTCTACCCAGCGGTCATAATCAGTCAGCGCAACAAATCGGTAATCGGACGATGAAAGGATATTGATTGAGGGCCAGCCTATCTTCAGATAATTACCTGCACGAAAAATAATATCGTGGACGTTATTATCATTAGGGTTTTTACTGAGACGTTTTGCAACTTCCGGGCTAACCCTAAAGGTTCTGGAGAGGCGTTTCTTTGAGTGTTCTCGCGCCTTTTCCTCTGTCATTTGCACCAACAGAAAATCAGCGGGATCGCAGACAATAGAATAGACACACCAACCATCAATTAGCCCAATAGTTTTACCCGTTCGGGCAGGGCCGACAAAAATAACTGCGTCATACTCACGTGAAGCTAGGCAGTTCATAGGCTCAATAATATAAGGTGTCATGGAGGCATCCCACGGCACTGAATTACCCCCGCCTTTGGGAACACGCATATACTTTTGTACTGCCTCGGCAATTGGAATGCGCCGAGGGGCTTTTAGTAGGGCTGAAACATCACGCCGTATAGCTGCCGCTGATGCATAACTCATTAATGCTCATCCTCAGTTTCTGCCAGTGAAACCGATGAGGCCATTAAGTCCCTCAACTCATCAGCCAGCGATTGCGCCTCATTCACCAGTTCAGGCGACCAACTCTTTTTACGTTCAAGCACATCCGGCCAAGTATCCAACAGTTGAGCGACCGACTTCACCAACAAGGCCATCTCGGTATGAACTTCACTAACAGGGATAAGTTGACGCAAGCTGGCTTCCAACTTCACTCGCTCATTTTCAGACTGATACCAATCTTTACGATCTTTAGGACCCATTCTCTGTGGATTTTGAAAACCATCAGGATCGACAGGCTCAATCTCCCCAAACAAAATGGGGCCGACATCTTTCAGTGCATAAACGGGGTTGCCTCTCACTGTGTCAGCGATTGGCGTATTGGCATCGAGCAGGCGCTTTCTCACCGTTCCGCGATTTAGCCCAAAAGCCTCAGCAATCTTCGCTACGCTCCAGTTATAAGCGTCCCCCAGATTGCTGATATTGGACATTGACACCTCATCCTGTCAGGTGAAACTGGTATTTATTAAATAAATTCAAATAATTACAATCTGGTCAGATGACAGTGCGCTTTTAGTTTTGTCACCTGAAAGTTGATTTTTATTCTAATTTTCAAGAAGATGCGACACCTGCTGCTGTCACCATGAAAATTGAAAAACTAGCCGTTTTCCGCGAGTCCCACTCCCCGTGGCAGGCCCCCCCTCCGGGAGTACCTTTTGAAATTCATTCTCATTTGAGATGAAATGATTTCACTCTGTGATTATTCCGGCCTCACCTATCTGTAGCTCCGCACCAATCAGACCGAAAGCGACTGCGGCCTCACCTTCAGGGTAATCAGCTAGGACATCACGAAATCTCTTCTCGGCCTCTTTCACTTTTGCCTGAACTTCCTCTGGCTGTGAAGCAATCAGCCCTTTGAACATCAATAGAACTTGCTGATCTTGTGTCATGGTTTGCCCCAAATAGAAAAGCCACCGGCTAATGAAGCAAGTGGCTTAGGTTGTGCATTATCGATGGCACTCCAATGAATGCCACCTGTAATGCCATTATTCTTCGACTACCGCACCTGATGGCAATTCACGTCCAGCATAGACTGCGCAGCCGGGATGACGGTCGTCTGCAACGGCTTCTAGATCACATTCATCAAACCAAGCATTTAGTGCTCGACCATCTGCGGCCTTGTAGTGAATATAATATTGGTTTTCAGTTGATGCATATTCAGCACGACCTTTCACCTCGCCAAACTCATCGCTAATGGCGATATTGACTAATTGACCTAATTCGAATTTAAACATTGCTAATTCCTTATGTGTGTTAAGAGTTTAAAATTGGTTGGTGTTTACCTTGATACCTTGGGTGGTGAGGGTGGTGCTATTGGGCGCTTATAGTTCGCAGGCGGTGGCGGGTTGCGGTTTGAGCCATTCCCGCCAGCACAAATTAGAACAGCAGCAATGATGGGAAGCATGGCCATGAAAGCCAATAACCCCAGTAAAACACTGATCAACTCACTCATAGCTTCCCTCTGAGCGTTTAACGCGCAGTACCGTTAATGATTAGCCGGTCATCAGTGACAACCTTTTGCAGCGCGGTGACCTTCTCAACTAACTTGTCGGCTCGTTCAGCGATTGAAATAAGAAACCCGACATCTGAGTCTGAAAATCCGCAGTCTCTGGCTGCATCAGTGAGCTGTCCACTGGCGGGAGTAACGGACATATCCCCAACTGAAGCGGAGAGACACTCGAAACGCTTTTGCAGCCTGATATTGCCAGCGCGATAAGCAGCAATAGTGCCTTTTGCTTTGTTCTCAGCATCTGCTACCCCTTGTTGATATGCTTTTAATCCGGCTGTTTGTGCTGCTTGAAGTTGAGCCTCTTTCTCGGCAGCGCTCTTTTTTGCGGCTAGTTCGGCCTCTAGGTCTGACTTATCACGCTTAGCCCATTCAAGTGACCATTCCGAATCTTTACTATCGCTGCCCCACCAGTAGCCGCCGCCGACTAGAACGGAAATTACCAGTACAGCAGCTATCAACCCCGATATGGTTTCTTTCATGCCGGTATCTCAATGTGAGGGGCATCCAAGAACTTCGCTGGCTTGTCATTCGGGTTATCTGTCCATGTGATACCGAAACGCAACTTAACGCCCAATTCTTTACCGGCTTGCTGCATGGCATTGAGAACCGGTAGCCAGCACTTATAGTTGTTCCAGTCACCGCCAACGGGGAAAAGGTCTACAGCATTGCCAGAGATGTGACGGCTATTCATGGTCTGACTCTTGCCAGTGGCCACCAGCTCCTTTTGCCGTTCGATAGTGCGCAGTCCTTCGATCACGCTGAAATCGACTACTGAAATCTCTAACGCACGGCGAACTACTTTTAATAAGTTTGAGTTAATGCCCTTGAGGTTGTTCTCGCTGCGCTGACTGAATCGAAAATTATTGGTCTGCATTGGTCTTCATTCCTGTGATTTTTTCCCAGAAGAAAGAGAGCGCTACGCTACCCATCGTTCCGCTCATACCGGATACCACCAGCACGTAATAGATACTTAAGCCAGATTCAATGCTGATTAGCCCACCGATTAACCCAGCGAACCCCGATACAGCAACTTGAGCGAATGCCGCTACCCAGCTCCATGTGGTTTTATTCGTTCTGGTATCAATGATGTATTTAACGAAGCCGCCATAAATTGACATGGCAGCAATAAGCACCCAAACGATAAGACCGTATGAGCCAGGGTCATTTTTTGGCATTTTCATATCTCCCCCTCCCGTTCTGCGGGTTGGGCGCGTAGTTAAGGAATTTAGCCCACCAGTGCAGCCATTCATTAGCAGTAATGTGTGTGGAGTTGATTGGGTGGCTGATGGGCTAAAACGGATATCCCTCAACTACATGAGCGAGGGTTTAAGTGAATAACTCTTTTATTTCTTCAACAGTCTGATTAAATCGTTCTTCTTCAAGCTCTACCCCGATCCCTACTCTGCCCAGCTTTATAGCGGCCCTTATCGTCGTACCTGATCCCATGAAGAAATCAGCAACTACATCACCGGGTCTACTGCTAGACCTGATTATGTGCTCCATCATTTCAGCGGGCTTTTCACAGGGGTGCTTGCCGGGGTAGTACGGTACGGAAGGGTAAGTCCAAACATCGGTATATGGCACATCAGCAGTGACTGAAAACGGTCGCCGCAATGATTCATACTCGAGGCTCAACTCCGAATATTGCCGATTTAATGTCTGATATTCCTCAACCAGATCATGATGGGGTCTACTCAATACCCCCTGCAGATGCTTTTCAGCAGCAATCTGATCAAAGAGTTTTTGTAGTGCTGCGTATTGTTCTGCGTTCGGCAACTGCCACTGGCTTTCACTAAACCAATGACTAGACATCTGCCTACCCGTAGCCTCATTAATTGCTTTAGCCGACACTCCGAGCGAAGCCCGAGCCAGCCGAAAATAGTCGATTAGAGGCCGGAATACATTTTGTTTTAAGACTGAGCATTTAGCAGCGTAGGTGCTGCCTTTAGGCATTAATGGCCCAGAATAATGATCAGCGAAAATGATCCGCTCAGTAGCTGGGAAGTAAGAGCGTAAATCCTCTTTATGCATTCGGCGCCATGGGCCTGATGGCTTAGCCCAGACAATGTGGTTAAGCACGTTAAAGCGACCGCGGACCAGTATTTCAGTATCAGCCGCTAAGCGACTTCCGCAGAACATATACAGGCTACCGGCTGGTTTTAAGACTCGCCAAAACTCTGCTAAGACTTCATCAAGCCACGATAAATATGCTGTTTCGCTTCCCCACTGGTTATCCCATTTGCAGGCTTTAACCCTAAAGTAAGGGGGGTCCGTTGCAATCAGGTCAATAGAGTTATCAGGTAATGTTTTGATATAACGAAGGGAATCAGCATTGATTAATTTATTACTGTTTAAATAAACAGTGTTTTTCATAGATCAGTCTACCGTTTTTTGGTAGGCTCAGATCGCTTTGTGCACACAAGCGGTGGGCCTTGGTTCGCCCGTGACCTTACAAACGGGTGAATGGCAGAGGTAGTGTTATCAGCACTCTTCTGCCGCCCATTCCACAAACAAAAAAGCCCTGACTTATGTCGGGGCTTGTCATTTTGAAGCCGGTTACGGTTCCGGCGTCAACACCTACCAATGTGCTGACCGCATATTATGTTGGCATGATTACATGTTGAGTTATTATTCGAACTTAAGCTTTCGCTTAATTTCATTAATCTCTCTCTCATAATCAGACTCAACCTGAGAAATCGTTTTCTTGCCTCTAGTACTTATTCTAACTTGAGCCGTAGGCTCATTACTTGTGACATTAGTTTCAAAATCCAATCTAATTTTATTAACTTCAGCACACATTCTTACATAACCACGAAGCATATTTTCATTAAATCGATACCAACCTTTTCGTTTTCCACCAAAGGCTGGGATTACAACTTCGCCAAAATCCTCATTTTTCAGAGATAATAACATTCTAGAAAACGATTCATCTGTTACAGGTTCTTTTTTCAACTGCTTAATAACACTCTCGTATGATTGGAGTATATCTGTCTTTTTTCTTTGTAAATCAGCGGAATCTGCCACAGCCCACAGAACATAAGAAAATTGGATATCTCTTGCCGATGTTGCTTTTTCGTATGGCCCTCTCAACGCCTGAGCTACCGAACGAACAGCTCGGTCAAGACCTGTAATAAATATAGAGTAATCTATTTTCTTAATGTTATTTTCATAGGCGAGGCTTAACATTTTTTCGCATATTAAATGTATGTAATGAGGGTATCCGTCACTTAGACCTGCAATACGAAATCTTATATCATCAGGAACAATTAAGCCAAACTCGCTAAATGCTCGGTCAACAATTGCATATCGACCATCCCATGATAAAGGATCAAGTTTTAATTCGTGTATTTGCCTTGAACTTGATGCGTGTCCAGATAATAACTCTTGAAACGACTCTGCTATCCCAGTGAAAATGAACTTAACATTACACTTTTTATCGCCCATTTGCTTTAGTAAGGTACCAAACTTCTCTCTCTCCTTTACATCTTCGATTCGGTCAAATTCATCGACGACCAAGAAAGGCATATCAGAATGGATTTCTTGTAAATATTCCAAAGCATAAACAGCCGAAGATGTATCAACTATATTTATATCTCTGGATTCACTAGAACCTTTTTTCTCAAATTTAATACCTGTACCACCAACTCCAATCGATACCGTTACAGCCCATTCACTTTTATTCTTTCCTTTAATTGACGCCTCTCGAACAGCATCAGTCACTATCGAAACCATTGTTGAAGATGGTTCACAACTAAGCAATATCGGATCAGTTTGCTCTTGAAAATCGTAGGCCACTGAATGTGCCAAAGAAGATTTACCAACACCCCTGTTCCCGTAAATAAAACTATGCCGTCCGGGAGCAAAAATTGATGTCTTCATATCTGAATATTGATGATCTCTCCCAAATAAAAACTCTGTAGCATCTATAGGCTGGGATGGTCTAACTACGGTGTAGAGTCTCCTATAAAACTCAGACTCAATGAGATTTGAGAAAGGCATAAACACTCCAAAATGGATATGAAGTGTTCATTATGAACTAGGATTCATTAATGACAAACCCCGCCGAAGCGAGGTTATAAATTAAATTAGTGGCAATATATCAAATATGCTTTAAATATGGCCTACTTTGTTCACTTTTGCAAGTATCATGTCGCTAAATGTTTCTATCTTCCCGCTTTATGAGTGCAACACAGTTAAGGGAATCACTATCTAAACTTTCGACCAGCCTCAATAGCGACTCCCAATGAGACGCATAGTGCATCGTCCAATTATTGCGCTGGACCCCCACCAACCCCGCCAGCTCTGAATATGAATACTCTTCTCTATGTAACAAGTGGCCTATACCGGCTGTCTGCTGCACGGCTAACCAAACGAGGCTTTCCACTCTGCGCCGTACTTTCGCTGTTATTGGCTTCCGCTCTAGTTGCGATTGATACTCATTCCATATAAAGCGACATATTTCTACTTGATAATCGAATGTCAGATCGAAGGAGTAGCAATAACGAATCCATGCAGCCTGATGTGGCTCTAGCTTGAATATCGCTCTACGCCATGCACTTGTGCAGTACGTAAGTGGATCTAAAGGGATGATCTGGCTTTTACGTGATCGGGTTTCTGGGCAGTGCATCGGCTCAGTTTCTTGGCAAACTCTACGCCCTCCAACCTCAACATTTCTAACCCTCTGTCGCTTAAGTCGTGTTGTTCTGGCTAGTGCCGCACCATCAAACGCCGCCAACTGTCCCTTGCTGTTTCCGCATATATCAGCAAGAGCTATCGACAATGCACCTCTAACATACTGAAGATATTGCTGGTTCATTGTTTTACTCCACACATTATGACCATTAGGCCATTGCCCCGATCGAGATAGACCGGTCCATAAAATGGAACCACAACACAATTTGGCTTCCGTACTCCGCTTCCCACGCACGCATATCAGCATGCAATGCATCATGGCAGCCGCGGCAAAGAGGAATAGTGAAAAGGTCGTGTGCCTTAGTACCCATGCCGCCCTGCCCGTGACCAATGATGTGATGAGCATCACCGGCTGAGCCTCCGCAACCAGAACACGCCTGCGATTTAACCCATGTTAGCCACTTGCGGCTTTCCCAACGGTACCGCTTAGGGATGCGCATAAAACTGGCTGGTGGCTCATCATCAATTTTCAGCGCCAACACCTTCTTGACCTGCTCAACTTTGCTCTCAATGATTTGCGTCGGGTTTGGCGTCCAAGTGATATCACTCTCCTTCGTTGGCCCTGACTTCATCTCGGCTGGCAACATCCGCAAACTTGCCCGAGCAATTGAGTCGGGGAGCAGATCGGAAACCTCATTAACGACAGCCCACCAACACAGCTCCGGCAATGTTAGCTGATGGCCCTCCTGAAGCCGAAAATGACCGCATACGGTCGAGATTATCCAAGTGATGAGATTGCTGGTGGCCAATTGGTCCAATCGGGGGAGTGTATGCTCTCTCAGTTTATTATCATGATGCCAGCACAGACGAATGGCGCGCTGGCCATAACGCAATGTCGTGAGGTTGTGGACGTGAGTATCATCCGGATCATGCCATTGGCACTCTTTCAATTGCTTAACCCATGCTTCCAGCACTCGAGGCCCACCAGCGGCGTTAATAACCCGTTCCTGCTCAAAGAATGGCAATAAGCGCGGATCATTAGCCAGTTGTTGATCAGTTGATGGTAGCCGACCGGATGGAAGTGATTTAAATTCCTCCGGCTCAGTGGCCACCAGCAAGCGACTAGATAAATATGGCAGCAGTTCAGCGCCCGGCTTCAATATCACAACACCAAGCTCATGCTGAATGAATGGGGTTAATAATGCCCTCATGCAGCACCTTTTTTAGCTAGATACTCAGCCCATAATCCACCAACCCATTTAACGCCCTTCGGTGTAAAACGGGATTGGGCGAATGCATGATTATTAATGGTATTAGTACCGGTCTTAACCTCAAATCGCCCTAAGTCGCTGTGATACTGACGTGGTGTTAATGCACCGTTCAAACGGTACATAATGTGTTGATTCAGTAGAAAACAGTTAAATTCATGCTCTTTAGCATTCAACAGCTTAGCTACCTGCCGGAATGTCATTGAACCATTAGCTTTAACATAGCGATCGACAAATTCGACCTTTGGCGCTGCTATAGAGAGCTGATTCTCAAGTTGCTGTTTTTCCTCTGCCAAATTAGCCGCCAGACGCAATGCCTCTGGCAAGGTTTGGGGGATCAGGTTCTGTTCCAGCTCTTGCCAGCGGTCAACCACTGCAGCGGTAAATTCAGGTGAGAGTCGAGCGACCAATACAAGAGAATCACGCTTATTGAACCGATACTCGAAATACTGATTACCGTTATGCTCAAAATCGAACTGCGCCAACGGCGCGGTTAAAATACCACCAGCGCATAGACGCTCTGCAGAGCGTTTCACATCACCATGTTTACTGTTCACCAACACGGCAATTTCACGACTGCTCATAGTCACAACAGAATGGGATAGTTTCATGCTGCTACCTCTTTACGCTCTACACACATTTCTGGGAGATTGGCCCGAACCAGCGCTTCAGCAAACGGCGGTGGCACCGCATTACCACAGCGGGCTACTTGTTTATCTTTGGCGTATTTAGTGCCAGTGTAATCTCTGTCGATGATGTACCAGCTCGGGAAGCCCTGCGCAGCGTAAAGCTCATGTGGTTGCAGCATACGCATGCCGATATCAACGATTTGATAATCAATACCCTCGACCGTAACTAGGCCGAACCGGTCATTAGTGGTAACGGTGTGCAACGGATCGCTAAGGCTTACTCCCTCTTTCTCGTTGCCGTAATACTTGAGCAAGAAAGCACGAACCTCTCCAAAATGATTCCCGCCGGCCGTAACAGTCTGAAGCGGTTCTGTAACTTTTTGACCTGTATTTGTACCGCGCATCTTAATGAGATTGGATGTGACCAAGGCATGATGATCAACCGTTGTTACTGTGTGGGCTGGCTGTCCCAGAGCAGCACCAGGGCCGGTATAGTTGCCACCGAAGTGTTTAGCTAAGAACGCAGAAACAAGCCGAGACTTGCCACCGCCGCCAGCCGTCACAGTACCGTTAGGCTCATCGATGGCATGGCCGACGCTATTACCGAATTGACGGGCAATGATTGGAGCTACAACAGCAAATTTATTACCACCGGCCGTAACCGTTCCTAGCGGCTTCCCCATATCCAAAACGCGCGGAGACTGCCCGACTCGCTCACCATAGCCCATCTGAATTAGCGTTGGTGTCACCAGAAGGTGTTCTGCTTTGCTTGTAACTGTGGTCAGCGGCTTGCTAGCTTCATACGCCATACGATCGCCACCGAAACCGGTTTGACCGATACGAGCAATGATTGGGGCAGCAACTGCATAGCCATGAGTTTTTGTGATGGTCTGCAATGGCTGATCCAGCGTCTGCCCCCGGAAACAGTCATAGGTAGTTTTACTGCTGGTGTGGTTACACTTCACGATAAACGGCGTGGGGTTATCGATAACAAAACGCTGAAGACCCCGAGCTATACGCTTCAAGGTGTTCTCTGCCAGCGGTTTCTTGCGCTCAAAAATACTCGGGCAAGGGATTGACCAATCAATACACTCAGCTGCGGTACGCCAAGGTTTGCGGTGTCCGCTTTGAACATCCAGTGACTTAGGATCGCCGTGAGTTGGCTCCGGCCACACCACCGGTTGCTCGTCACAACGCATCACCATAAAGAACCGTTTACGAATAGTTGGCGCGCCGTAATCACTAGCCCTAAGCTCTCTGTGATCCACGTCGTACCCTAGACCAGACTGCAGCCGTTTAGCATCTATACTATTAATATCAATACCTAAAATCTCGCAGCATTCCAGTAATGCTGGGTGTTCGACATCAATACCAGTGGTCAGTATCCCAACAAAAGCAGTGAATGTTTCACCCGCGCGGGCGGGATCTGGATAGCTCCGAGAGGGATAAATAGGACCAATAAAAGTCTCTAACATCTGACCTTCTAGATCAGGATTTTGGGGAATGGTGATTAATGGCCCCCATGTTTTAAACTCTTCAACATTCTCAAGCATCATCACTCGAGGACGCTTCGCCAAAGCCCAACGTATTAATATCCAGGCAAGCCCGCGAATTTCTTTTTTAACCGGTGCACTACCCTTAGCTTTGCTGAAATGACGGCAATCTGGGCTGAACCATGCCAGGCCAACAGGTCTGCCGGCAGTCGCGGCTACTGGGTCAATATCAAATACCGATTCACAGTAATGCAGGGTATCGGGGTGATTGGTGGTGTGCATGGCGATAGCATTCGGGTCATGATTGATGGCGATATCAACACTGCGCCCGGTTGCCATTTCGATCCCTGTGCTGGCACCACCGCCACCGGCAAAATTATCTACGATGATTTCTTTCATGCTGTTGCTCCCATAGCGGCGGTAAGTGTCGCGGCAGCAGCAATGATGGCATCGGACGGAATACCGTCTAATTTCATGCGATTGATATTGCCTAAAATTTTATGTTGCAGGTCGGCTGGTAACTCAGCGGCACCAGGTACCTTGCCAAAATACAGATTTACTTCGATGGGCCAGACGGTGTTGCCGGTTTCCGGTACCTGAATATTTTGCGGTTGGCTTTGTGGTGCAAGACGCTCGGCCTCTCTGCGGATCTGCGCTAAGAATGCCGCGCCGGTAGTCATAAGCTGATCCAGCGAGACATAACTTGTTGCTGGCCCGCGCCACGTCTTATCAAATATCGCTATGGCGCCAGCGAAGAATGCACCGCTCGGTACCTGCTTATCATCAGCTGGAATAAACCAGTGTGGGAGGTCGAAACCGACGCGACCGCGAATGAACGCTATGTGATCGGCTTGCTCTGGCCACCAACTCTCTGACGTGGCTACTTTAATAAGAAATACATAACGGCCACCGACTTCACGCATTGCCGCTGTGTGCTGCATGATGTGAGTCATACCGGTGATGTATTCACCTTCATGCTGTTTGGCGCGGGAATATGGTGGGTTGCCGAACGCAGCACCTTTAAGCTCTTTCACTCGTTCAGCCCAGTCTTGGACCAGCGCGTTATCTTCTGCCGTGTAGAAATCAGGGCATTTACTGTTTTCACCGTCGGAGAAAAGGTCCAGAACCAGCGGGCCAAACATCTGATTAATGCCCCAGAACAACGGATCGGGAGTGCGCCACTGATCGCCAACTTCTTTCAGCAAATGAGATTCAGCCGATTTAAGCGCCGTCAATGATTGGACATATTCGGTATTGGAGAAATCAATCATGATGCAAGCCTCCGAAGTTCGTTCTCACTGACCTGATCAAGTGCCTTGGCCCAGATACCGTTCCATTCAATTCGTGCGGAGGTTTCATTCATGCGACCAAGACCGCCAGCCATGGAAAGTGCTGTTTTCTCTACGGTGTTTTGTGCCTTTCCGTGGCGTAATATCAGGCGGTCAAACGCTTCTTGTCTGGTCACCGTGTCCATCTTCGGCACTTTTGGCAGGTCGTCTGCCCGCACTTCTTTCACGGCTAGATAGCATTTTTCAGTGATCAGATAATCAAAGTTCTTGCGGCGCCACGTCTTACCCGATGATGTATCAGGGCGGTCCTCAAGCATCCAACGGCATTTCTTTGAGATGTAGCGCAGATAGGCAGACCATTTTTCCAGATTGAGATCGTATTTTTTCCAGAGAGCACGGAGCTTTGTTTGACGGTCTTTCGTCATATCCAGCACTCCGGGCATTTCTGGCAGAGTTGCGTGGTAAGCCTCCAGCACTGCTGAATAATCAATTTTTAAAGAATCAACTGGCTGCGGGTCGGTTGCCGTAGGCGACTGACCAATAGTCTTTGTATTTGACGGATCTTGTTTTGAAGTTAATGACGGATCGGGGTCAACCATTGGGGGGTTGTTTGGCTGACTTTTATCAACCATTAACCCCTCAATATTTGATAGGTCAACCGTTGACCCCTTAACTATTGACCCCTCAATATTTGGGGGGGTAGTTTTTGAAGGTTGCTTTTTCTCTTTACGATAGTGTTGCTTAGCCGCGCCAGCCGCTAGCTCCAACTTTTCAACATTGAGAATGTAAAGGTTACTTAAATTGCGGCCACCAACCTTGCGCTCTTGCTTAACCAGCCAACCTTCACGCTCGAGTTCATCAATCGCAGACGATACGGTGGTTTTACTTTTAGCCCCGATCTGCTGCTGGATGGTTTCTACCGCTGGCCACGATACGCCCTCGTCATTACTGTAATCAGCCAGACGAGCCATAACAGCAACACGGGACAGAATTAGCCCCGCAAAGGCGCAACCCTCCCAAACTAGACCGTGTAATTTGCTGCTCAT